CAGCCACTGCTGCGTTACCGGCCGGCACCACATCGGCGCTCGGGTCGGTGTCGAACTTCAGGTCCAGCTGCTCGGCATCATCCAGCTCCTGCCGGCGTGCGCGCATCAGCTCCTCGAGGTCGCCGCCTTGCTCCGCGACCACCTCGCTGAGGGTCTTGAAGCCGTTGCGCACCGCCAGTGCGTAGGCCTCCACCTCCTTGGCCGGGTCCACCCATGCCCAGCCGCGCGGCATCCACCGCACCGCCTTGTAGCGATCGGCCTGCAGCTCGTAGTTCGGCAGCGGCAGCGCACCGCTCAGCACGGCCATGTCGAGCCAGGCATCGAACACCCGCTGGTGCAGGTTCTCGATCAGCCAGTTCTGCAGGATGCGCCAGTGGTCGCGGTCCTCCAGCAGGCTCAGCCGGCTGCTGGAATAGTTGGTCTGGCTGAAGTCGCGGCTGATCGTCTCGTAGCTACAGCCGACACCGGCCGCCATCGCGCGGAGCATCGCCCGCAGGAACGGCTCGAACTGCCCATCCGGGGCGTCCAGCTGCGGCACGCTCACGGACTCGCCGGGCGCCAGATACTTGAACACGCCGGGCTCGAAATTCGACACCCGCTCGCCGTTCATCACCTCATCGCCCTGCAGCTCACCCTCGGGGCTGGTGATGAAGCCCATCAGCGCCGAGCTCGCACGCGCGCGCACCACCTCCGCCTGCTCGTAGCCCTGCAGGTGATGCAGCCGCTGGATCGCGCTGGCGAACCACGTCACGCCGCGGGTCTGCCCCGGCCGCTCCATCCGGTAGAGGTGGATCACCTCCTCGGCCGGCACGCGCTTGTGCCGCTGCGTCGAGATCTGCTGGTTGCTGAACTGATAATCGCCGGGGTGATAGGCGAGGAAGTGATAGGCCACCGGGCGGCCCCAGGTGTCCACCTCGACGCCCATCCTGATTTCGTTGCCCTGCTGGCTGCGGCCGTTGAGCCCGTCGTCCAGCAGATCAGCCTCGAGCACCTCGATCGCGAGCGGCACGCTGCTGCCGCCGAACGGCTGCTTCACCAGCCGCACGAACACCTCGCCGGACTCGGCGCACGCGCGCACCACCAGCCGCTCGATGTCGTGGAACGTCAGCTTGCCGCCGGTGTGGCAATGCCGCGCCTTGATCCACTGGCGCCATGCCTGCTCGATCTGATCGTTGATGCCACCATCCAGCCGGCCGCCGCGCAGCATCCGCACCTGCGCCTGAAACGGGATGCCCTGCCCCACCACGTTGCCCTCGATGGCACGCAGCGCCTGCCTGGCGTAGTCGTTGTCGCGGCACAGCTGCCGTGCCCGATCGCGCAGCTTCTGCGCCGAGCCGTACACCTCGCTGTCCGCGCTGGTGTTGCCCGTCACCCAGTCGGCCGTCAGCCGCGAGAACTTCGCGCCCTCATACATCCGCCGCCGCGGTGCCTTCACCGGTTCCGGTGTTCCGCGCTGCAGCCAGCCCAGAATTGCGCTGCGGACGCCCATCAGAACCTCACGAACAGGTTGTGCGGGCTTCCGAGCCCATTTGCGACCATTGTGGCCGCCTGTTCGCGCTTAACCTCCGCCTTCAGCTTGCTTTCCAGCTGGATCAGGTCCGCCATCTCGTACTTCTTCAGGCTGCGCGTGCCGATCTTGTACTCCTGCACCACGCCGCCGGAGACGATCGCGCGGATCGCCGCCTGCACCGCCTCAAGATCCTTCTGCGCTTGGCTGCGGCCGTCGAACGCGCTCGGCTGGCCGGTGTAGTCCAGACCAGGCAGCACCGTCAGCTGGCCAGCGCCCAACGTCGTGACCGCACCGCCGGTCGTCGCGGTGGCCACCGCCTGCCAGTACCACTGCCCGCTGGCGAAGCCGTCGGTGGTGGTCTTGGCGATCGTGAACGTCCACCCGCTGCCTGCCGGTGTGCCCGCCACCGTCACGCCGGCCACCGTTGCGCCCTGGTGGTTCGTGTTGGTGCGCAGGTAGTAGGTCAGCCCGTGGTTGCTGCCGTCGATCGCAGCGCCGAGGTTGTCGCGTGCCGCCTCATCGCGCCACGTCACCGTGTCACCGGCCCTGATTTGCGCGGGGATGTTCACGGCCTCACCAGCTGGTAGCGAACGCAGGCGCTTTGCCCTTGCCCGATCTTAGCTGCGGCTTGCTCGCACCATCAGCTGCCTTCTGCAGCCTTGCTTCCAGCTGATCCCAGATTGTTCTGCGGTCATACCGCGAATAGAGCCGATTTAACCCCGCATACGCATAAACCAGGCAATCCAGCGCCTCGTTCCGCGCGCTTGGCTTCTTCACCCATTCCCTCACGGGGAAGCCCTTCACGTACCGCAGCGCCTGCTTCTCAGCCGTCAGCTGCTCGAAATACTCCCCACCCGTCTGCGCGTGGAAGTGCAGGTAGCCCTCGCCGGGTTCGTTGTGCTTCAACCGCCCGAACAGCGTGGTCTTGATCGTGTCGCCACCCACCGGCCACACCTGCGCGCCGCGCTTCAGCGTCTGCCCCTTGGCGTTGATGTCCACCTTGCCCGGCTTGCCGATCGGCGGCTTGCCCCGCTGGCTCTGACCCTTGATCGCGATCACGCCCACACCAGCGCGCTCCCTTGCGTACTGGTACACCTCCGCCGTCGCATGGCCGCCTGAGTCCACCGCCACCACATCCGCCCGCAGCTTGCCGCCACCGGCGTGCTCCCATTCGTGCAGCACCAGCAGATCGAGCTGCTTCCACACCTCCGCCTGGCACGGGTCGCCCGCGATCTCCTGATGGTCAATCAGCCAGCCCTCCTCGCCGCGGCCCCAGCCCCACACGCTCACTGCCAGGCGATCACCGGCTGAGCCGCCACCGCCCTGCACGTCAACGCCGATCGTGACCGCCAACACGCCATCCGGCAGCCTGCCGCCCGCATAGGCTTCGCAGCGCTCCAGCAGCGTGCTCGCGCTCACCTTGCTGGCGAAGTCCTCCTCCCATGTCTCCGCCAGCCGCGTGTTGACGAAACTCTTCAGCATCGGTGCATCCGACTTTGCCCGCAGGAAGTCGTCCACCATGTCCGCCCAGCTCAGCCAGCCCAGCGGCGAATAGAGCCCCGACAGCTGGAAGCCAGCCGTCTTGCCATCGCTCGGTGCCGTCGCGCGCCATTCACCCTGCCGCAGCATCGCCGGCTTGTGGATCTCGGCGAAGCGCTCATGGCACGCCTCGCACTCGTAGACCGCGGTGCTCGGGTCGTTCTTCTCCCACTTCAGCTGCGGCCACTTCAGCCACTGCATCGCGCCACAGCTCGGGCATGGCACGAAGAAACGCCGCTGGTCGCTGCGTTCGTACTCCGCCTCGATGCGGCTGAAATCCTTCACGGTCGGTGTGCTGGTGAGCAGGATCTTCCGCCGCGCGAACGTGGTTGCCCGCTTCTCCGCCAGGCTCACCGGATCACCTTCGCCGTCCACATCAGCCGGGAAGGCGTCGATCTCGTCCATGAAGATGTAGCGGCACGGGGTCGATCTCAGGCCTGTCGCACTGTTCGCACCCGTGAGCAGCATCATCCCGCCGGGGAACTCCTTCGCGAACATCGTGTTGCCCGAGTCGCGTGCCCGTGCCGGCGCGATCTTCTCCGTCAGCACCGGTGTCTCGCTGATCAGCGACTCAAGCCGCTGCTTGCTCAGCCTCTTGGCCATCTCCACGGTCGGCTGCACCAGCAGCATCGGTCCCGGTGCGTGCGCGATCACGTAGCCCAGCCAGTTGCTGCCGCTCTCCGTCTTGCCGGTCTGCGCCGCGAACATCATCACCACCCGCTGCACCGTGCTGGTGGTGCTCAGGCAGTCCATCGGCTCCCTGAGATACGGCGTCCGGTTGGTGCGCCACGGTCCAGGCTCCGCGCTCGCCTTGCTGCTCAGCCGCCGGTGCTTGTCAGCCCACACGCTCACCGTCAGCGGCGGCTCGGGGCGCAGCCCATCCATGAAGGCCGTGCGCCAGACGCTCACAGCAGCGACCCCTGCTCAGGCAGCTGGATGCGGCCGCGCGCGATCTCGAGGTATTCGGCCTCGCGCTCGATGCCGATGAACCGGAAGCCCTCCAGCACCGCAGCCTTGCCGGTGGATCCTGAGCCCATGAACGGATCGAGCACCACACCGCCGGGTGGCGTCACCAGCCGGCACAGGTAGCGCATCAGTTCGGTGGGCTTCACCGTCGGATGGGTGTTCCGGTATTGGGTGTCCCGGCCTTCCGACAGGCTGGACGGCTTGCCACTCGCGCCGTTGCCCGTCTGGAACTGCACGAAGCTCTGAGGTGGCAACGTCAGCCCTTCGTCGCGGTCTTTCTTGCTCGCCTTCGCGCAGTAGAAGAAACGAGCGGCGGAACCACCACCGTTGTACCCAACATCCGCGCCGGCAGGCTTTCGATAAGCCCCGTAGATGTGATTGTGCACATCTCCATCTCTATTCCGCTGAACTGCCACGCCGTCTTTGCTCTGCGGAAACAGCCCCACCACCTCATCGCTGCCGTCGTGGATCAGGTTCGCCGGCCAGCGGCCTGCAGCGTTGTAGGTCGGCTGCTCATGGCCTGCTCCCTTGCCTTGGAACGTGCTGTTGTTTGCTTGCCGCTGCACCTTGCTTGGGTCGTACTCGGTGCCCATTGCCACCCGACACCCATCCACGTTGATCGCCCCGGTGCCGTGCTCCAGCACGTTCGCCGCCACCGTGCCCGTCAGCGGCTTGCGCGCCACCGTGATCGGCTCCAGCGCAGGCTTCAGCGCTGTGCCCCAGCCTTGCCAGTCGCCGTCAAGGTTGCGGCTCTTGGGAAAGCCGGTGGAGTACACCCACGCGATCATGTCGCGGATCTCGAAGCCCGCATCCTCGATCTGCACCGCCATCCGGTGCTGTGTCCTGGTGCCCGCGAACGCCAGCAGGTGACCGCCCGGCTTCAGCACCCGCAGCACCTCGCGCCACACCTCCGCGCCCGGCACGTCGTAGTCCCATGCCTTGCCCATGAAGCTCAGCCCATATGGCGGGTCCGTTACGCAGGCATCCACGCTGCAGTCCGGCAGCTCGCGGAGCCGGTTGAGGCAGTCGCCGTGCAGCAGCTCGATCATCGTTCTGAGTCTGCCAGCGCCAGCAGCGCATCGCGGTGCTCATCGCTCAGCAGCTGGTGGATCACCGCCGGGTCGGTCTCACCCGCCAGCTGGTGCGACAGCCGGTCCGCCAAATTCGAAAGCGCCTCTCTCACGCTGCGTCCAATCTGGAACGCCTGCTTCTTCACCTCATCGGCCGGCACCAGCTCCTTGCGCTGCTGCGCCACCTGCAGCTTCGCCAGCTCCGCCTGGTAGTGCTCCCTTCGTGCCCGGCTCTCGTTCAGCTCGGGGATCGCATCATCCGGCAGCCGGTCGATCGCCTTGCGCAGCTCCACCGGCGTGCGCGGCTCCACCGGATCGGGCTGGCTCACCTTCGCGTTGTGCGTTGCCTTGGTGTTGCGGTTCCACAGCTCCAGCGCGAGGTCGCGGTCCAGCCAGCGCTTGCCGTCCTTCTCCACAACAGCCGCGCCGATGCGCGATCGAATCGCTGCAGTAACGGCAGCTTTCGAGCATCCCTTCAGCGCGGCGAACTCGGAAAACGTGACGAGCACTAAGGTTTTCGGCTCTAGCGTTGGTTAACTCAGCCTAGTTAACCGCTTAACTCGTGGGGAGACTATGGCCTTTTGTCTCACGCTGAGTCCCGTTAGACACCGCTGAGACCTGACGCTAGCCGAAGCGCGGGGTT